AAATATGGTTGAGACATAATATACTTATATAAGCAATAAGGAGCATTAACTATCATCATTAAGACCATAAAAGGAAATGTAATGATTGAAGCAACACATAGCACTACACCAACTAATACATTAAACATTAATGGTAGTAGCCCTAAATGTTTTACTATCCATAAATTATCTCCATCTCTGTTATCGTCTTCGAGAACTATTCTTTTAGCCGCATTATAGTGTTCTTGATTATATTCAAGTACCCTAATTATAAAATTTGCCATTTTTTAAAAGTTTTTTAGTCCGCATTCTATTTTTCTTGATTGCTTATCGTAATCTTCAAACCTATCTACATCAAGATAATCAGATATTTGATGAATAGAATACTCTATTCCTAAATCTTCATGCATTTTTTCTGCAAGGATAACAGGATTAGATGTTTGATATTCAAAAGACACCAAATCGACAGCCATTGCTAATTGTGAGTACAATTTCTTAGACATACGTTTAATTGTTTAATTACTTTTTAAAAATAAAGGCTTTATAAGTTTCTTTCAATTCTTTTAAAGCTCTTACATTGTACTTAGAAAGTTTCGCTAACTGTACTTTACATTCGTCATACATATTATCAGGAATATCATATTCCTCATCATCTATAACTACTTTTCTGTGTCTCAGCTTTTGGAACTTTTCTAATAAGTCGTAAGGAACATCTTCAATTCGATCTTCTTCTATGAATTTCACGGTAGATATCCAATTATTTCCTTCTTTCCTAACACCTGCCAGATATACATCTTTATTGTCATGTGACTTAAATAAGACAACATCTGGAGTTTCATAGAATTTTCTATTAATTCTAACAATTACGGACCCCGCACGTGGAGCAATCTTCTCAGTTTTTTCATTCATTAAAATACATTTAATTGTTTAACAAAACCATCTTCAACTCCAATAAAATCTTTGTAGGAGTTAGTGCAATAAATATTTTCAAAGTATTGCTTAAGTTCTTCTAATCCTTTGCTAAATATACCATGCGTAACAATAAGATATATTTTACTATCATTAAAGTTTTTATCTTCACGAATAGCTTTTGCAATATTAATAAATGTTGCACCACCATCACAGATATCGTCTATGATAACAAAATCTTTATCTATATTATTAGTAGATGTTGGTACCATAGTTTTACTTAATTTACCATGTTCGTCACGATACTTACTACAAATAAGAATGTCTGCTTTACAGTCAATTTCTTCAGCAATCTTAAAAATCTTCTTACTAGCACCAGCATCTGGTGATACTAAAACAATTTCTTGACTAAATCTAATATCTTCCATAAAGAATTTAACTAAATCTACATTAGATAACTTATGGAAGTTATTCAAACAAGCCTCAAGTACATCGCTATGCGGATCCATTACTGTAACAGAATCAAGCTTAAGATTATTAATAATAGGAGCAATTACTTCTTTAATATAGTTATTAGATCCTTCTGCAAACTGTCTATCTGACCTACTTCCTAAGAAATATGGTACATATAAATTAATGTGTCTGAATCTTAAATTACGTAATGACCTAACTGCACATATTATCAACTCTAAGTCAGTAAAATTGTTAAGTCTTGCTTTAATAGTAACAGGTGTAATCATACCTATTTCTTTTAATGAAGATTTAATAATAAGATTAACTTGTTGTTGACCATCTGGAAAATGAGATACCTCAAACGGAATGTCTGAGGTATTCTTATCTACTAAATTAAGCGTTAACATTTGAATAGGAATTAAGTTTTTCTCTAATCTGTTCAAGAGTCGTTTCACGAACTAAACTTCCGTTAAAGAAAACAGTTTTAAGTAAGCCTGATTGCTCTTCAGCATAAGAACATTGTTCTTTAACCCAGATTTGACCATCTTCATCAACATGAGGATTGTTAGTTTGTGTTACACATAATAAACCTTTTTTAGACTTCTTAGTTCCATCATCTGTAACAGGATCTTTAAAGATTTCACGAGCTTCTACTCTAAATTTCTCACCTAAAGTTCTACCATGCTCTTTATGCATAATCTCACCATATGTAGCTTTCATAGCAAATCCAAATACATCACGTGTTTGAAAGTTGTATGTAAAACTACCTACACCAAGCACTACATTAGTAGATGCAAAACCTTTAGCTTTAAGTCGTTCACAGATTTCTACAGCACGTCCTAACGTAATAGAATCGCCGTAGATGGCTCCAATATGTGGATCCAATACTTTGTATCCTTGAGCATTAGTTGTGCCTCCAAATGTATCCCAAAGTAGCTCTATGAGGCCTTTAGCTTCATTAGAATATACTTCTTTACCATTTTTATCTAATCCAAGTAAGCCTTTAAGCTCATTAGCACCACATAAAATATCTACAGGATTACCACTATCAGGACGAATTACAAGCTTACCATTACGAGCCATTATTTGTTCTTTAATAGCAGGTAAATAAACTGTAGCAACTTGCCATAAATCCCATGTATCAGATACTACAGATAATATGCCTTCAGGATATAAATCTAAAAGACGTTTAAACGTAGTTATTTCGTCTTCTTTAGTACCCATACACATAACTGAATGCTCAGTAGCAGGCACACTAGCGCCGATAAGCCCATCAGCATTATAGCTATCTTCGAGTGCGTAGATTGCAGGGATGCAATCCGTTCCAGTAAAGCTAAGTAAATGGCCCATACCACTAATAGTAGCCGATTCAACAGAGGACATACCTCGCATAGAGAAGTCGTGAGCCTGCCAATTAACGAAGTCAATGTTCTTCTCATCTGTTTCTAAACAATATTTAGTTAAGATTTTCTTATATTCATAAGCAATAGTAGCTGATGTCATTGGCTGCCAAATCATACAAGATAACAAAGTTTCTAAATAATTAACTAACCACGCGAAATCCGGATGTGTATTAGTAATTGTAAGCATTGGTACACCAATTGGGCAAAGAGTACCTTCTTCAAGCGCCTTAATTTCAATAGGTAAGTAACCTAAATCCCACAAAGCTTCAATATGAGATGTATCAACATCACAATGACGTTTATAATCCTTAATTAATCTGCTTTTAACAGATATATTTGGCCATCTCTTATGAAAAGCTCTTTCAGCATCATCGCCAAAAAATTCTTCATTGAATAATGTAATTAAGTATTCTTTGATAAAGTGTTGTATTCCAAATGTTACAACTTCTTGAATACTATCTATTCTACTTGCACGCGGAGTCCAGTTGGAATAGAGCTTGGTCATGTTCTCAGGATACATCTTAGTATGATGAATCTTGTAGAAGTCAACCAATAAAAGCGGATTTCTTTTCATTTGTTTTAATTAGTTAATATTCTTCTATTTTTATAAAATTTATACTTTGTTGATGCTTTCTTAAGTATTTTTATAGCTCCTCTTAATCCACTTTTATCGCATAAATTGTGGTTATAAAATATTTTACCACTATTACCGTAAGGTAAGTCGATAGGATTTTGATTAATAGCATCTACTACAATACCTAAGTTTTTACAATATTTAATGATTTCATCATAACGTTCTTTATCACTTGCTGTGAATATTACAATATAAGCACCAAGTTTTTGAGCCTTCAAGACTAACCTAATAGTTCTCTCTCTGTCTCTACTGTTTTTGAATGTATCCCATGGAAATAATGTATCATCATAATCCACAGCAAGCACTATCTTTTCATACTTACACCATTCTTCAAATAATCTTTTTGAATAAATACACATTTGTTAAATAATTAAATTAGCAATTATATACCCTATTTTAATAGCTGTAAAAGCTCCTAATGTGTAGGGAATTGGCATCATAATGTAACGACCTAACTTACTCTCATATTTATCCCTATTAAGGATATATGACAACATATAAGCATACATTAGAAAGCTAATAAAGACCCCTAAATCGGATTTGAGAACAATAAAGGGAACCATTATATTAGCTACGAAAGCATATGCAAAGTTTATAATGAATTCAATAGCTAACTCTTTAGGAGTTGTCTCTGCATCATAAACTTTAATTTGCTTATTAGTAATTTCAAAGAATCTATGCTTCTTAGAAGTCGCCACCGGCACCTCCTCCACTAAAATCACCTCCTCCAAAGCCTCCATCAAAGCCTGATGAATCTGATGTAGCATCAAATGAATTAGTGGACACGATATTATTAGTATCAAGAAACTCATCTAAAAGAGCATGTGTTACAATATCAACTACTGCATCACTTACAATTTCTTCCGTCTTTCTTTTGTGACGATAATTACGTTGTTGCTCTGGCGATAATGCCATATATGCATCCTGAGAGATTTCCATCCCTGTATAGTCATGGATATACATATGCATTATACGTCTTTAGGATCTTCAGTATCCATTTCTTCCTCTTCAACAGCTTGACCGGCAGCACCTAATGCAGCATGATATTCATTATTCAAAGCATCAATACCTTCAATTTTACTGAATAATTTTTGAGCAGTAGTATTAAACTCTTTCTTTTTAGATATCTCTAAATTGTCAAGCTTTTTACGCTCTTCAATTAATGAAGAGTTTAACTGAACATAACCTTTTAATAAAGATTTAAGTTCTGTTTTAACTTGTACAACAGTAGCTTCACTCTCTTCTTTAAAGAGTTCATCTACTAAACTTGCTAAAGAATCTTTCTTTACTTTAGAAGGTAATTTAAGATTTTCTTTGCCATTTACAACAGCTGTAAGTTTTCTAACTGTTTGCTCGAAGTTTGCTAATACTTTTTTAGCTTCTTTTCCTTGGTCTTGATTTTGTTCGTCAGCCATTTTATTTGAATTTAATATTATTTAATGATTTGTAATTTATTAGCCCTGACACATTAAATGGTGGTTCAGGGCCTTTTTCAACATACGTAACTGGACGTAAGTCATGTAATTCGCTAAATTTTAATATATCCATTTTTTGAACATAATTATTTAAGCTATTAAGATAGACATTCATATCTCTGGAACTAAGTCCTATATTAAAATCTATGTTGATAACCATATAATTATTTATTGTTACTAATGGATGATAAATTCGAATATACCTATTATAGGCTCCATATCCAAATTTATGTTTAAAAAATCTAGCTAAATAACTTCTAAATAAAGAAATCTTTTCATCATAACCAATTGGTTTATTATTTTCTTTCCAATTAGATAAAACTCTATTACATTCTTTAATCGTGTTTTCAATGATATACTTACAAGCATCTTCATTGATTGGACAATTTGAATCCATATTATTTGATACTTTTAATGTTTTCAATAATTCTAGAGAACTCTTTCGAAAACTCAGATTTCTTTTTAACAAACCTAAAGTTCAAAAGAAATAGCCCCCAGATCATGTTGTGTATCTTGAAACACTTTATGAATCTCCTGCATAGTTCTGCGTCTTCCTCTTTCGTTAAATGCAACTTGAGGATTGATGGCACAAATTTGTTTCGTGCCATCTGCAAATAAATAGGTAACATTATTGGCAATATCCATTATGCTTGAGCTGGAATTACTTTCATGTTATCTGGTACAAACATAACTTCAACTTGTTGACGTTTTGGATAGTTAAGATTTAATCCTTTAGGACTCTTAACATTAGCCTTAAACGCTGCCCAAGCTTCTTTACGTTGCTCTCTTGTAGCCATATTACGCAATACAAGCTGATTCATAGCTTTTTTGAATGCATAAAATCTACCTAATACCTTGTCATACGAATCATTAACTGACCGTTTCACAAATGTTTGTACAAGAACATCACCTGCTGAGTTCTTGATAGTAATAAAGGTTTTCTGACGTTCAGAACCTTTATACCTAAACGCAATTTGAATTTCTCCTAATTTTGTCATAATAGTGGTTTTTGGTTATTTACTGTTTTTAATATACTCATTGAATTCTTGAATATTATTTATACCTAATGGAGTGAGTAATTGTCTCCAAGTATATTTAGAGTCAGCCATAACTCTATCAATATATTCATATGCTGACGTATGATATGGTATAAAACGAATTCTTCTCATCCCTCCACAAACTGCAAGATGAGGTAAGGCAAATCTATCTTTACCTTGTAATGGAATTTTAGTTGTTAATAAGTAATGCATCATCTTTTTGGTTGTAATAGAAGGATAATAAGTAGTTACAAGATCATATAAATCATCAAAACTTCTATATGTTCTCCTACAATGCAACCTCCTACATTCAGGATCAAACCATGTATCGTGTCCTCTAGCATGATAAGCATCAATACTATAAGAATAATACTTCTTTAAAAACTCTCTGACCGTTCTTGGTCTTTTCTCTTGTGCAAATTTTACATATAATGCCATTTTAAACTGGTTTTAATTCAACTTCTTTTGGTTTTAATTCTTTTCTATACCAGTCTTTCCACTGTTCAAGATTGTTGATATATAACATATTAAATAAGTCTCTCCATTTATAAACAGACTCAAATTTGCCACAATCAACATTTTGCCATACTTGCCACATCATACATAAGCTATTAGTGTACCTAATACGCTTCATAGTTGAACAATTAGCAAGTTGCTTAGGTATAATACCCTTTTCAACATTTTCTATCGTTATATTGAATAATAATAGCTCTCTGAATACTGTAGCAACATCAATGTTTGGGAAATATGTATCTGCAATAATCCATATATCATCAAATGATCTCATTCTACCTTCAATACATTGTACAACCATTTTACCTTCATTGGTTTTATAATAGGTTTCTTGAGATTTCATCTTCTTATCTTCAGGATATAATATTTCAAGCATATGTTTTAAATCACTTGGTTCTTGAGATAAATAAATTTTATTAGCATCTACTAATATAATAGGTTTCTCAGTCTCATGCTTTAAATCATGTACTTCATATCCATTTTTCCTATCATTATCCCATTTAACAGATATCCATTCGTTTTCAAGTTTATAGACTGTACCTGTTACATCTTTAGGATTAGACTCTGTAGGTCCTCCTCTGTAGAATCTTGATTCAGGAACAATTCTAACTCTATCTCCAATATTAAAAAAGAAATATTCTATTAAATTTTCTTTCATGATGATATAGTTTCTTTATTAAACCAATCTAATTCCATTTTGTCTAAATAATTTTCTTCTTCCATATATTATATTTAAGATTTAACATAAAAAAAATGTGAGCTTATCAGCCGCTGCTCCACCGTTACAATCCCTCTTTCAGATTGCACTGAGGTCACTCACATTTAAAACTAACTAATATAAATAAATCGCCATTTATTTGCGAAACGAGGAGAGTCGAACTCCCATTCACCCTCTCTACTTAAGAAGGCATCTTTCCATTTAGAAGACGTTCCTTTTTTTTGTCTATAAGGCGCAGGGTTCTCTTCCTTCTGCAGACGAATGCAGGTTCTATGCGAGGCTTATAAACTCGATAACGATATAGCCCCAGGGATCGAACCTGTGGATCAATAAGGTTTTACATATAAACTAACCTATATCGAAAATTTGAATCTTACATCAGTAAGAATTCAGTATTTGTTCTCAACAATAGAAGGTTCAGTTTTCTCCATTATTTCTTCGTTAAAAGTGAATGGAAATTTACCTTTTGTAACCTTCTTAGTTGTAGAATGCTCCCAATTATAATTTTTATTATAATCTATTTTGTAATATTGATCTGCTTTAATTAGATCGCTATGACTAACACTGGAAGCATGCTTTTGTTTGTCAACTACTACGTAATTCATATTACCATACCAGTTAATACAAATTAATATCCAAAACGCTAATGTAAGGCCAAGGATGTACTTAAGTTTTAATTTGAATTCCATTTGAAAAATGATTTTTTAGTAATTAATAATACAGCTACAATAGAGACAATATTTAAAAATAATAATGATCCATGATAACTTGAACCAAACATTGTTACTAATATTCCTATAAATAAGAATATTAATGGAGTTAATAGGAAATAATCTGTTCCTTTTACATATTCCCAAAGTAAACTTCTTTCATTACCTGGAACACCCCAAGAATACACTTCGATAAGCATATCTCTGTCACTTATCTTACGATAGAAATCTTGAGGATATTCTTCTCTATAAAATAAAGTTGCAGATTTAACTGGAGCTCCATTAATAGATTGAATTGATGTAAGTATAAAGAAATATGATGTACCTATATTAAGGTCATGTTTCTCAAAAGATCTATTTTCATTCTTTTCATGTAAAATAGTACGTTCTTTAATGAATTTAATAATCTCTTCACCTACAACAACTGGTACTTGATGATTAAAATCATCTACTCTAATAATCTTCATACCATTAGCTTCACAATATTTCTTTATTTGTGTAGCTGAATATACATTACGTCCAAACTTTTGTTCTAACACTGTGAAGCGTTGAATGTTATTTTGAACTTGTTCAGCATTACGAATATGATTATCAAGACCAATTTTCTTAAGCATCTCAATCTCTTCAGAACTTTGATTAGTTTGTAACAGTAATAATGTATCTGATACATCTTTTGAAACTTCTGATTTATCCTTCTTAGATATCCTATCTAATGTAAGGATGTTTTTGTTTTCAGCCATTATTTAATAGTTTGATAAAACTCAATAATATGTTTCATTGCACCATATTCTGGATTATAAAATCCTGTTACCATATCAATAAAATGTTGAGATGATAATATTGACAAGAATACAGCTAAAACTCCATATATAGCAACTAATAGAATATTAGATTCTTTAGTTTCACCTGCTTCAGTTACATCAGTTTTCATAACATCAAATGCTATACCAAATCTATACCACAATACCATTGCAGAGATAGTCATAAATAAATAACATATAGACCATACTCTTTGTTGCTTAACTAATATGTCCCACACTTGATTAGTAGTCTTCTCAAGCTTATTTGCTGTCTTAGTTAGAAGATCTCTTGCTTCAGGTGTTAGAGTCTTAACTACATCTTTTACGTCGCTGTAAACGGTTGTAGTGCCTTCTTTAATATCACCATAAAATGTGCTAACACCTTCTTTAACAGCGCCACCTGTATTTTTAGATGGTAATGCAGCTTTTACAACATCTGCCGAGTTATTAATTGCAGATTCTGCAACCCGTGCTGTCTTATTTACAGCATTATCCACTGATTTGCTCTGGGCAAATACAAACGAGCCTGTTAGTAAGGCTAAAAAGAGAATTTTCTTCATTTATTAATTAATTAAGGTTAATCTAAATTATTGTTAACATCTTTCCAATAGTTTTCCCATATATACGATGGAGCTAAAACTATAGCTGCAGATCGTTCGTTGTTGTAATGCAAATATATACAAAATGATATAAACATAACTCCACAATATATTATAAATAATATTTGTGAAGCTACATACCAATAATTATGTTGCCATAATACTAAATTAGTATTACGTCCATTATTAAATGCAAATAAAGGTAATAACCAATATAAAATCACTGGATACATTGTCAATTGCAATAGTAATCCAAAAAGTCTATTAATTGTCATTACCTATAGGTATTACGATTGATCTACGTTCCATCCAAAGCCATAAGCCCATTGGACCCATTATTATTATAAATAGAATTATTATATGAACGATACTTAGTATTCTACCAAATATACAACCATCAGATAATCTATCATAACGTACAAATGTAGGCTCATACCATGATGGTAAATACCAACATACTGTAAGAAAATATGTAGCTATAACTACCACTACAGCTACAAATATTGATGCTATTGTTATTCGCATTTTTTAAGTTTTTAATTAGTTATTTACAGTACTTAGGTGAGATATCGAGGCATGATTCTCACCTGTACTGCGTGCACCCTAGAATTGTATGTCTAGGTAACATTATTAAATCAGTCTTATTGATCGAGCGAAGCAAGCTTAAGAACTGAATAATATTTTAAATTAATTGGATCATTACTACAATAACTACTATAATTAGTGAGAATATCATAGATTTATTAAACTCTTCATCCATAATTTAATATGTATTGATTAGAGAAAGACAGGATAATATATCATCCATTTAATTATGGTCCTTATATGATGGGAATCGAGACCCACACATATCTATCAACCCATATTTATATATAATATTAAATGACGTCAATATTATCCCATCGAATTTGATTGTTACCCAGTGGCTAGTACTGGACAATTAATGACACAGTGGCTCCGAGAACGATTACGCGGTATTGTGCCCTTCATAGGCGACCATTTTGCTATAACAATCAATTTCCCTAATTTGTTAATTTCAAATATTCTTTATGCAAGAAATCTACAGGATGAGTATTTTTATCCTCATCATAAAATAATTTCATTAATTCATCAACCATACGGAAGTGTGTATCCTTACAAAAATGAAGAGGTTTCTTAGGGTTAAATATTATTTTATGAGATAAATGTGTAAGACATAATTCTACCCAATGTAGTCGAGTATATGTACCATCTTTATCTAAATTTTTAAATAATATTATACCATCTACTATTACTGCACCTGTTACTGTTAGGTCTTGATAATAGAAATTGCACATATCGAATATCTTCGCCATATGCTCTGTTGTAAGTTCAAGCTTTTTCATTTTTGATTTAATTTGTTGAGAGTTTTAGTTAATAATTTTATTTCGATTTCTTGTTGTTGAATTTGATGTTCTTTTTCTTTAATTTGTGTTGATATTAAATCAACCAAATGATTACGCATTTCATTCAAGACAATAAGTCTGTCTTGTTCTGAAAAGTTGTCAAATACATATCTTGCTAGCGATTTAGCTTCATTTTTAGCTAGCGTATTTGTACCAGGTATATATTGTATAAACAAATATAATATAAACCGTTTAAACCGCTTTCTCATAAGACTATGTAATAAGTTTCATATTGAATTTCTTATTTCTATTTGTAGCAATTTTATCTACAAGATATGCTAACATATGAGAATGATCTCTAAATACAATTTCAGCATTATATTTAGGCTTTTTCTTTTTGTGAACGTAAGGAGTTTGGTTTGAACTCATAATTAGATAGTTTTTTGGTTAGTTAATCTTCGTCTTTAATGTAATCTATACATCTTTTGTGATGAGCTTCATCATTAGAACAAACTTCATATTGATGAGTTTGTTGAACATTCCAATAAGTTGTTATTTTACATAAACAAGTTTTGCAAACACCAAGATCACTCTCGATGTCTGCTTCCATTTGTTTATCTATAGCTTGAGCCATAGATTTCTTATGTTTTAAGCTTTGTAAATGCATTATTCTAATGTTTTAAGAAGTTCTACAACTTTTTTACGATCTTCAGCTGATAAATCTAATAATTGTTTAATAACAACTATTAATGGTTTAAGAGGTTCTTCTCTTTTAAATATACCTTTTACTCTTGCTGTACTTTTACCTTGTTTGAATCCTGCAACAGATCCTGTAAGAATAGGGCTTTTCTTTTTACCACCTCTAATAATATAATAATATCTTGCAGATATATTTTGTGGTTTTCTATTTTTAAGTTTTCTAGCAGCTTGATCAAAAGCATGTCTTAAATTATCTGGAAATAATGCTACTGTATCCATAATAATTGTATCTTCATCTTTTGTATAACCTTTTAAAGTTATTTTTTTAGCCGTGAAAACTTTTTTTGGAGTTTTATCCAAAACGTCATCTAATGTAATTGCATTCATAGTGATTTAATTTATTTATTTAGTTAGTTAATTTTAATTTGTTTGAAACTTTTTACTATAGGTTTATTATTGCTATATTTAACAATTTTACCCCATACTTTTTTGTCATTATTATCAATATAATACCATATATTGAATAATTTTAATAATTTTATCATTTGATTTAGTTTTAATAAATACCCATACCCTTATAGCTTACCGAGTTATCAGTTACGGAGCTTATATAAGAGCAGGGTATCTAAATATTAAGCATCACCATGTTATTGCACATTTTTCCCAGTATACACGACTACTCTGGTTCAGCGGTGTCCAGCTCCTACTTAATACAATTAGACCTACATCAGGGACTCGAACCCTGTTTAAACCTCATGTATGTAGGACATTCGCAAAGAATGTTTTATATATTTTAATCTTATATTTTCAATTCGATGTCTTTCCACCAGTCAGTCTTATGTAAATTTACTATCATTATGAAAAACAACACAAAGTATGTTGGACTTAATAGTTTTGACTCACGCATTTACAATAGCTACCTTGCCGACAAGCAAAGATTCCTTATATAGTCCAACACTTCAAAACACCCCAGAAAGAGGGCAACCGATGTGTGGAGCCGGGGGGAATCGAACCCCCGTCCATAAATGTATTCAATGTGTAATTTATATAGCTTCACGTTTTTAAATTGTTACGCTCAAAAGGGTCAGCCTGGGCTAACAATCCACCACTCTATTTAATCTAACAGAGAAATCCTTAGAATATTATGCTGCCATCAATACTTCCTCAGAAGTAATTAAGCTACGAACTTTTGCCATATTGGCGTCAATTTGTTTTCCATTTATTCAATTCACCTTAGTTTTAACCAGTTATCTCTCTGGGCTAATTACATCATTTACTCTCAATCATGTCAAAACCAGTCGGCCCCTTGTTGGAGTTTTGGTAGGACTCCATACCTATGGACACATTATAATATAGAGGCTAAACTAAATCACTAACTAAAACCTCTTATAATATGTCTACTTAGTTAGTAGGCCAATCTGGGAGATTTTCTATTGTGATATAATTACCTTTAGATGGCATTATAAGTGTTTCTGTATATTTTGGTACATTTGTAATAATAGGTTTATGCCTAAAATTAGCAATATCAAAAGCTTGTTCATTGGTTACATAAGAACCAGCTATACCAAGCTTTCTGGCGCGTATTCTGACTGTTTCCCGACTTATTTTATAAGCTTGGACAACTATGTCAAAATGAAAACTATCCTTCATTTAACATATATAATGTTAATAAATAAAGAAATATAGTAACTGAAAGATAATAACCAAGTCTATTTCTAGATATCTTTCTACGTAATACCATACAAAATTCTAAAGTTGATAGTATTGTTGAAAATACTAACAAAGTTACACAAAAGGTTATCATGGATTAAACATATTATAAATTATTACAATATTTATAATAATAAATGCTAAATATGTAGCCAAAAATCCTAATACGTTTGGTTCAGGAGCTTCTACACTTCTAGACCACCAATTTAACAAGTTAACTATAACAACATCTATTAAAAATAAAGATATTGCTAATGTATCTGTTGGGATTTCTATAATCATGCGTTTAAAATATATCCAAGGTTAAACAATAATATTATTGCAACTCCAGTTAATGCTAAACCAGCAAGAACTTTACCTACAATACCATCTGAATGTGTATCATTCCAATACACAAGTGTGTGCCACCAATAAGCACCTACTAATAATAATATTAGTATAATCAATATAAATCTTTCCATTATGTAATTATTATTGTTGATCTACTACTTTGTTTTGTTTCTCTATTATTTAATGCCTGCCAACGTTCTTCTAGAATATTATATTGTTTAACAATACTATCATTCATCATTTCTATTGGAAGGTCAAATAAAAATTGCATTTTACGTGCAATAATATTCATTTCTTCTTGTCTACTCATTAACATCAATTATATAAGTTGAATTAACGGTTTTAATAATCATCTTTTCTTCATCAAATTCTTCTATATCTGATGTTAAAAGTTTTGGACCAGAAGTAAGGTCAAGTGTTGGATATAAATATAATCTTGAACCAATTGTGATTCTATCATATTTAAAATAACCTTGAATTGCTCTTGAGCCAATAGGCAGTTTCCCAGCAAGGGCCTCACCAGGAACTCTGTCTTCGATCTTGGTGAGGATTAAGTATTTACCTTTCATTAGTCTTCTGTTACGGCGTCGTTGATATAAATACCAGCGACAACCCAGCCAATAATAGTACCTATCCAATATGGTACTGATGTTGTAATAATGTGTGAAAATGTTTCTTCTGAACATATTGCTATACTCATTGAAATAACTGTAGGCACTAAATTGCCTAAAAATAAGATACATAATATAATTAATGCACCTTCTCCTGTTTTGTAAATAATTTTTTCCATTTTGTTGTGATTTAGTTTGTTTGTGTTTAAATTGATTTAATCGAACATTGCTAAAATAAATACCCATACTATAGCACCTGGTATTGTAATAGGTGCAAATAATATAAGTAACCATTCAGATAAGTTTAAAGTTTTATCTTTATCTTCATGTGTCCAGTATAATACTATACTTAAAAAATACATTGCTGTACAATAATATAATATACCTTCCATATAATTATCCATGACCATTTTCTTCTAAGAAGTTAATAGCATCGTTAACAGTAGCATTACCAACTACAATAGTATCTTGTGAAGATTTTCTAATTATAAGCAATGCACCATCTAATGATATATTCTTATTGTCTTCGTGTATAATTATTGTATGATGATTATGTCTAGGTTTTTCAGGATTTGTTTGAACTGAATATTTAAGAAATTGAGCTGATATTAAAAGCATGAAGCCTATAATAATTAATGTTATACCTATTTTCATAATTTAATTGATTTGTGTTTTACACCTGAAACTTATACTCCTATTATACAATGTAGTTGTTTACAAAGTATTATATTTATATAAGAACTAAGGTGCCCTCAACAACTTGGGAAGTTATTTAAGTTTTTGTAACGTCATGATTAAGGTACGTTATTCTGTAAGCCATTTTAAAGCTTCTTCTGCATTATTAAAGGTAAATGCAGTTATAGGATATTTAGATGATAAATCTTGTACAAGTTCTTTTTTTGAAGAATATTGTCGTGAATGAGTACTATTAAATACAGCAACAAGATATCTATTTATTGTAAAACATTCTTTTCGATTTTTTACAACAATATATTTCTTATTTTTATGTATTATTCCTATTTTAGATGCTTCATTAATATCATTTAATGGTATTATATTTGGAGTTAAAATTATTGTTTTCATTTTAAAATATTTGTTTTGTTATGTTACAATAAAATCCATCTTCTGATTTAAAAGAATATATTTTATCGTCTTGAAATACTAATCTAAATCTTCTGAATTGATTAGTTTTTGGGTTAATAATATTAAATTGTTGTGGTCCATTAGGAAATGGAATTGCAAAATTAGGAATATGTAAATCTGTTTCTTTTGCATAAAGAGTTTTAAGGGTTTTACTATATGAGAAAAACCCTATATTATAGTTAAATTTCATTTACTTATTTGTACTATTGCTCTTATTATAATAAATATAACAATAAGCACTATTAATATTGGTAAGAATTCAATTATACTACTAACCATTTTAAATAAGAACCATCCTGTAAGAAATATAGCTAATGCTCCAAATAAAAATTGTTTCATTGTGATTTAATTTTTGTAAGTATATACTATATACTCTTTTTGTTTGTTATTGTATTCATAAATGTCAAACTTAGTTGACGTACTGCCATCTTGCCACACATAACCTGTATTAAACTCGATTACATATATTTCATCATTACCTGTTAAGAATTTAATGATATAATGATTTGATTCAATTACTTGATATTGAAAATCATCAATAAATAATGTATTAGCTTTAGGATTAAATTTAATATGTATTGTAGATGGTGCAAATGGAGCTTTATCCATATTACCATCAACTACTAACATAAATTTATCACCTATAATATCTACACCTAATTGAGGATTTGTAAGTTTCATTTCAATAGGTTCAGTTGAACAAGAAGATACTACTACTAATAGAAGTAGTAGTATCAATTTAGTTACTTGTTTCATTATTGTGCAAGTGCTAATTCTAATTCAACTTTATCACATTGTGTGTGATTTACCCATTCTTTGACAGTAATAGTATTACCTCTAGAATCAAATGTTGCATAAGCTATTTCAAGCTTGTTGTCAGCATATGGATTAATATCTACTATTTCAGCAGTATCAATATCTTTAGATGAACGAACTCTTTCGCCTTCATCATTTGTACCCCAATAACTGTATTTATTTAAATTAGTTGGTTTAACAATATTACCAACTTCAAAGTTTATCTCTTGATTATAACCATTTAATGAGTTATATAACATAGATATACCTGTTTTATCATATGATAACATACGGCCAATAAGAGTTTCAACAACTAATTCGTTATGTTTAAACTCTGGATTCATATTGTCTAACAATTGTTTAGCAATTGAGTCTACAGATACTTCTACTTTAATGCTTTGATTGAAATTTTTCATTGTGTTTAAGATATTTAATTAATTATTTGTTTTATTTAATTTTCGCTGATGTTATTAATGTGTAATAACTTCTTTAATGCAACTATTTGATGTAATTCATCAAGAGATTCATCTAACATATTATGCATTTCTTTTAAGTCTTTACGACTATTAATGAGATCAGATACTCTACCTGTTCTAAGAATAGTAGAATATATTTCATGTAATGAGTTTATAGTTGTTGCAACTATAAGCAAATGTTTATCTTCGTTACTCATGTGTTTTAAATGTTAAAGTTGAATGAGTAATACTGAAGATGTTGTCATTATATCTTGATACGATATTAAATCGTTTAATCAAAGATACTCTTACTGGATTAGATGATGCAACTAACTGACCACAGCTATTGAATCTTAGACGTCTTTTTGACATAATAATAAGGTTTAGTTTGGTTAAAGTTTAATTTTAAATATGCATAAGCTTAATCTACATAATGCCATAGGCACTAAGAATATAAGGAAATTATTAAATGCTGATTCACTAACTTGATAACATAAATATCCAATTAGTAATAATAATACGATAACAAAGACTAATAGTCCTTTAACTAAATTGTTCATAAGTATAAGTTTAGTGATTAAGATTGTATAAAATAAGCAATTATACGCCGTTTATTGTAGATCGAACAGGCATGTTTAGTGCTACAATGTCTCCCGGGAAACTGATTCTAACGACGTATAAAAGCTATTATATAAATTTGAGTATTTGATATTGGACGCTTTGTAGGAAATTTGAGGTTGATATTGGTAGCTTTGTCGACAATTCTGTCCACGAAAGCTCTACTTATACCACAATACAACAACGACGAAGGAGTTGAGACTCTCGCCGAAGGCAACCTTTACCTCGAACGACTGACTGAATGACGAATGAACGACGAAGGAGTGAGTGAGGAATGAAGGAAGGAGTGAGAGTAGTGGTAGTATGCACGCAAAACAAAACACGAGCGGAGCGAGCTAAGCAAAAAAAGAAATAGAGAGTGTTTTACCACTCTCTATTATAAGGAATACTATTCCTGCTCTTCTTCTGTGTCTGCACCTGCAAGCTTGGCAACACGATTAGTGGAAGACTCTTCAGATACAGGCTTTTCAACAGCCTCTTCTTTAACCTCTTCAACATCTTCGCCTGAAGCCTTTTGTGCGAATGCAAACATAGCATTGAAATCATCATTGTCGATTTCATCAACAACTCTTAATCCTCCGCAAGAGAAGTTAACACGAGTCTTATCATCTGATGGACGCATAGTTAACCAATAGCAAGCACCTACCTCAATAACAGCAATACGAGGATTTCCTGCCTCGTCTTCGCCTCCATTGAAAATAACTGCAACCTCTTTTTCTTTACCGTTCATAAGCACCTTAGCGGTACCGCGGTAAAATTCCTTTCTATCCACAGTTGCTGGTTGTGGATTAGGATTTAGACTTGAAACAGTTCCCGCGACTTGAATGTCTTGAGGGCCTTGAGTTCCGTCTTTACGTTGAGAATAAGACTTTACAAGCTCGCCTGTAACTTCATCTCTTTTCATTGCTAAACGTGGTTTAGTGGACGTGTGTAACTTAGATTGTGACATAATGGAAATTGTATTATGTGACTACACGCTGATTCATAGCTGTAGTAGCCACGATTTATAATGAATGACAAAGACTATCTTTGCCTAAATTCGATGAAGGTATAGTGATGATTCAACTTACAACGCAATACAATATATACCAACTAATGAATATAATACCATTATACCTATATATGTATAGTGTACGCATACACATAGTGTAGCCTATAGTACACACCACATATGGGTCACACACGCAGTGTGTGTATTACCCACTATAGCACAGCAATAGTATGTATTATATTAGTAGTTGGTAGTGTGCAAGTGTAGCATAAGCGATAACTCGTACAGCTGAGGGTGGAATTCGAAGAATTCCTTTAGCGTCGATATACGTAATGCAGTTGGCGGTGAATCTACTTTTACCTATGGGGGATATCCCCAAAACTCGATTAAGGTGGGGTGATGTTTCAACTTAGTCCACTCTCACACACCTAAAAAAATTTTATAAAAAAAATTTTGCGGAAAAGTGTCATAGACTGTTCTTGTAAAGCTACTATTTACAAGACTTAACACCACTTTAAACCAGTAACATATATGATAGTAATAGAAGGAAGTATATATATATAGTTGGTTAAATTGACATTTTAGCTATTACTTAATATAACTTTTTTGAAAATAGTTGCAAAAAAATTAGGATTTGTCAAATATATTCCGTATCTTTGTACTAAGATATAAAGATGCAACTAGTTAAGGATATGGTTGCCCAATTTAGCTGGACACGGCAGCACTACACAGTAGGTTTGGGATAACGGGTTTTGAGAGGTATGACAACTTCCATAACACTGGCTAGCCAAGCGGACCACATAACCAAGAAGACGGGTTATCGTGGAAACCTCTCTATATCTATAAGACAACAACAGTATACTATTGTATACCTAAGTAATACAACAACAACATTAGTCCATATACCCACTTCAAAAGAGTGGGTTTTTTTTATTTTAAAAATAATTGCAAATAAATTTGGAAATGTGATTTTTTTTCACTATCTTTGTATAAATAATTTAAAACATGATTATACCAACAACAGCAGATTGCTCAGATCAATGTCCTTACTTTGAGGCAGATATTAACACTGATGGACAGACTCAAGGGTTTAAGGATTGGGTTAAACAAATTACTCAATGTAAGCATAAGATATTCCTACCAGATGGAACGTCGTTAGATTACAAACTTTTTATGGATTCTATCAATGATAGATTTAAAAACAATGACTTTACTAATTACTTAATTAATCACTACAATGAGCTCTGAAGACAAATACAATGAATGGTTAGAATCTATAGTACATTTACAACATAAAGTGATTTTACCAGATCAACATACTATAGATAAGACGAGATGGACATCTCATAAGGGTTTTAACTCAACAGGATTCTACTCTTACTTAAAGGATTTATACGAAGCTAAATATAAGAAAGATGACAAATAATAAATTTAATATAGGAGATGAGGTTTATCATGTTACTCCTGAATCAGAGAAAGGTGTTATAGTAGAGGTTAACTATTCGTTTTCACTTGATAGATATGCCTACACAGTAGCTACTTCATGGAATACAGAATACGTTTGTGCAGAGCATGAATTAACTGAACATAAAAACTTTTAAAAATAATTGATAAAAAATTAGGAATTGTCGTTTTTTTTACGTACCTTTGTACTATAATTTAAAAACATAGAATATGTGGTTAACAAAATCAATAGAAGTTACCCTAGGAGATAAAGATACAGAGATGTTGCTTGGAATATATAATCAAGCGTTTGATGGATTTCCAGTAGATGAAGATGGTGAACCAATTTTAGATAATGAGCCTATTAGAATTAATAGATGCTTAATAGGATTTTTAATTTTTAACATAGGTATATATTATAAGTAATGGTAGAAGATATTTATTTTTACATAAGACAAGATCTGATTTTACATCAGGATGATTTATTAAACTTACAGAATTATTATACACATAAGTATAGAAGCAAAGATGTAAGACTTGATATTAATGTAGGTATATTTCTAAATGACAATCAAGAAGATGTTGTTCAGATATATGTAGCAGATAAGTTTACTAAGATACGTGAGCAACTAATACTAAAGAATAATAAGATTATAGATTCAATTTTAACATTAAAAAGATTTACACATGAACAGGAAGATAGAGAGAGAGATTAGTTCTAGTCATTTAGAAATATTTAGTACAACTAATGGTATTGTAGATGAAGATAATATTAGATTCGCTAAAGAGAATTTACTATTTGCAGCAATGAGACGTAATACAGATTTAGTTGAAGTACATAAAGAATATCCAAAAGATAATATGACTAATGTTAGATTTGACTTAGATGTAATAGTTCTATCTAGATCTCGATATAACGAAATGAAAGAACATGAAGATAACTATTTAAAACTTTGTAACTAATGAGTTCGTTTAATAAAGCAGGACAACGACAAGCTAGACAAGTGCTTGACAGGAAGACTAAGAAACATGTAAAAGCATTCTATAAGATTATTGGAGAAATGGAAGACATCTCTAAACAATTAGATCCATCTATAGAATATAATGAAGAGAATATAAATGAATATGTATTACCTATTTATGGTAGAGAATTAGATCATATGGAGAAGTTTATTATCTTAGGTAAGATGAGTGACAGAGGTACTAATATAGGTAAGGAATTTCATGAGCGAAAAGAAGATAACGCTAGCTAATATATTATCTTTTGTAGAAGGTAATATGCAGTTAATATTAGAAGGACTAAATCGTCAGCCACAGCATATTAGAGAACAGATTGCATACAGAAGATTATTATGCAAAGACGACTGCGCCGTAGATAACAAATGCGTATACTGTGGTTGTGATTTTTTAGGTAAAACTTCAGTAGTGAAGAGTTGTAATAAAGGTGTAAGGTTTCCCAACCTTATGAGTAAACCTAGATGGGAGAAATTTAAAATAGACAATGGGATTCAATAATTATTATATAGTAGAAGGTAAAGATTTAACAGACGTGCTTAGTCAAACAGAAGAGATAATGAGTGACTTACAGAAGATTCAAAATAGATACAGTGGATATAGTATTAATGTAGAACTTCATAATTCAACAGAAGACAAGGTGTATGCTGAAATAAACATTAGATATGAGCAAGAAGATAAAGAAGGTGTTAAGGACTCTATTGAGCCACCTACTCTATTATAATAGAATGGCTCCATTCCCTGTATTTGATACAGAGTATGTTGAAGGTATTAAAAATAAATTAAGAGAAGTAATGGAAGATAAAGATAAAGATTACGATTTAGAACCGGTAGTGGCCTGTAAGTTTTGTAAAGACTTACATATCCTATCAGATGAAATAGGCAATGATGTTTGCATGAAATGTGGAGCAATTAACGAGTTGAAAGAGTTCTCAAATATTAACGAATACCTTAAATGGAAACATGGCAAAGACTCTTAATTCAGAAAAACCAGCATTAAAGACAGAACCTAAACTTAGGGTTGAACTTAATGAAGAACAAAAAGAATTCGTAGCTCTCTTTTATCAATATGATGTTAACTTTCTATTAGGAGACTTTGGATCAGGTAAGTCATTAGCTGCTGTACACACAGCATTAAAGGCTTTCAGAAAGAGAGATAAAGCATTCTCTATAGATAATATATGGATTACACGTCCAATGCTTAAAAACAATCTTGCTGCCCTTCCTGGAACACTTGAAGAAAAGATGGCTCCTTATACGTTTCCTATTATACAGAACTTAGAGGTATGTCAAGGTAAAGAGAATACTGATAAGATGTTAAAAGAAGGACTTATTAAGATTATGCCTATTGATGTAGCTAAAGGAGTTACCTTTATTAAGTCTGTAGTTATAGTAGATGAGTTTCAAGATATGGATTATAATGATTTTAGAACAATCTTAACTAGGCTAGGTGAAGGATCAAAGATGATATTTTGTGGATCCCGTGAACAAATCGACAAATCTATCAATGGCAATTCTTGTATACATAGAATTATGAAACTAGAAGAGTCTGGCCTAGTTGGATTTAAAACACTTACAGCAAACCATCGTAATCCTATACTTACACATATAATTAAATATTTAGAAAATGAATAAAGTAAATTGGACAGAAATAACAGGAGAAGAATTAAAGACTATCTTAAGATTTATAAAAGATCAAAGAGATCTATTCTCTTCACTTCAATCAGATATGTTGCCAGAAGCAGGAGAATCATGTACACATTGTCATAGTTCATTAGTAGATGGTAGTAGATTAGATATTGAATTAAAAATAGAAAGAAAAGTTAGACATGAGTAATAGTAAGATAGCTAATATGAACGTTAAACTTAAAGATTTATTCTTTAGGTGGTTAGATATAACCAGAAGCTTTCATAAGCTAAATAACCAGCAACAGCAAGTATTAGCCTTACTCTTATATTATCATTATAAATATAGAAAAGAAACTACTAATAATAAGATTCTTTGGAAGATTATATTTGACTATGATACTAAACTTAAAATAAAAGAAGATGAGGTGTTTAAGAATGGTTTATCAGATGGTGCCCTTCAAAATATATTGACTGCTTTACGTAAGAGGAAAATTATAGTAGATGGTGAAATAGCTAAGGTATTTATACCCGAACTTGATTTATCAGCAAAGAACTTTAAGATTGTATTTAACTTTAATATAATAGATAATGAGCGACAAAGTTGATAAGCTAATACATAGTATAGGGTTAGAACATAATCTTCAAGATAGCATAATTAGGAAGATAGTCAACTCTCCTTTTAAGTTTACAAGAGAAACTATAGTTAATCTAGAATTACAAGATAAAACAGAAGAGGAGTTTAAAGAGATTAAAACAAATTTTATATATTTACATATTGGGAAGTTATATACTAGTTTCCCAATATACGAGAAGATTCAGAAACAGAAAATTAATTTAACGGAGAAATGGAAGAAAGAGTAAAGGGAGAAGACATTAAGGAAATTGCAAGTAACTTTCCTTATGCACCATTGTTTAATAGAGTATATATTACTTTAAATAAGATGGATGAAGACGGAGATTTAGTACTCTCAGACAATGTACTAGACGATAGGCAATATATCGTAGCAGGTGGATTCGAATGGAAAGGGGTTACAATTGAACCAGGAGATTTAGTTCTCATTGATATTGAGAAGTTAATGGTTCCAGTTAGACAAGAATCTACAAATGCATATGAAACAGTTATGCAAGTCAAGATTGATCCAGTAGAAGTAGATGGACAAATGTTCGCATTAGTGGACGAAAGAGTTATTAAATCAAAAATTTACACAAATTTATTATAAGATGAGAGAGAATTTAGTTACATTAGACAAAGCCTTAAACGCGGCAAACAAATCAGGGGCATTTACTCTACAAGAGGCAATTGCAGTTATTAACGCTTTTCAAGCAGTAGTAAACTTTATTGGTAAAACAGAAGATTTATCTGAACCAGTAGCAGAAACACCTGCCAAGAAACCTCGTAAAGCTAAAGCAGTATAATATGGCAATAGTTATTTTAATATTAATAAGTCTTGTTTCATGTGTTTGGTGTTTATTTCAAAGTCAAGAGATTGGCAGATTGAAGTATGAGAACGAGCAATTGATTTCAGATAATATGGATTTAGAACAACAATTACATGTTATTACTGAACTTAATAAAGAAACTGCTAAATCAAGAAGATCTAAAAAAACAAATTAATGAAGTTGTTTGAAATGAAAGACTTCACGTTAAACGTCAATGTTGAAGCGTGGGGTCTTTTGCCTTTTAAGGCAATACTAAAGAAAGATAAAAGTAGAACTAAAGAAACTGCTTTTAAGGAAATGTTATTTATATATTATTATGTAGATGTTAGATCTGATTATATGTATATAGTTAACAATAAGGAAAGGGAGAAGGAGATTATTAAAGATATTGGATTACCTTCTGATTGGACTCAGGAAGACTATATAAAGGATGCTATTGCATTCTATAACAAGTTTACTACTCCAATACAGAAACTATATAAATCTTCTCTTAAATCAGTAGATGATGTGTCTAAGTATTTAGAAGATACTGACATCCTTCTAGCTGAACGAACTGATAAAGGAGGTACAGTAACTACACTTCCTATGATTATGACATCTATTAAAACAGTACCTCTTATTATGAAAGACTTAAAGGCTGCTTATAAGGAAGTCTTAGCTGAACAGAAAGAGATGGAAGGAAGAACAAAAGGAAGTAGATCTATGGGATTATTTGAGGAGGGTCTACAGTTTGAAGATAAATGATATGAAAAATAATATATGTGTATATCGTCATAGACGATTAGATAAAAATGAAATATTTTACATAGGAATTGGAGCAAAAAGAAGATCTAGAGAAAAATCAGGCAGAACTTCATTTTGGAATAACATTGTTAATAAAACCAAATATGAAATAGAGATTCTATATGAAGACTTATCTTGGGAAGAAGCTTATGAGTTAGAAATATTTCTTATAGAATTATATGGAAGAAAAGATAAAAGGCTAGGAACTCTTGTGAACCTTACTAATGGAGGAGAAGGATCTCCTGGGAATATTAGATCAGAAGAAACTAGAATTAAAATAAGTAATGCAATGAAAGGAGTAGAAAAATCTTCAGAAGCAAGAAGAAATATGTCAATTGCTCAGAAAAAAAGAAAAAATAATCCAAACTTTAAAAGACTTAGAAAAGTAATAAATACAGATACAAATGAAGTTTTTGAATCAATTGTAAAAGCAGCAAATTCAATAAACAAAAATCGTCATGCTTTTTACTGGAGATTAAATTATTCTAAAAATTTTAATTTTAAATATTATGAATAAAGAAATATTTTTTACTAACGAAGCTAGGGATAGGCTTTTTGAGGGCGTAAGAAAGTTACATGATGCTGTAGCTTCAACGATGGGTCCTAATGGTAAAACAGTTATACTTTCAGACGAATATGGATTACCTCGTATAACTAAAGATGGCGTTAGTGTCTCAAGAGCGATTAATTTTAGAGATCCTATTGAACAGATTGGAGCCACACTTATCAAAGAGGTTGCAGAAAGAACGGTTAACCAAGCTGGAGATGGAACTACCACTGCTACGGTACTTGCGTGGGCGTTAATAAATAATTTAAAAGAGTTTAATTCTAACGATGTTAATAAAGCATTCGATGAAATCATACCTAAAGTTCTTCAATATCTTAAAGATAACTCTAGAGAACTTAAACAAGACGAAATTAAATATGTTGCTAGTATATCTGCTAATAATGATATACAGATTGGTAATATTATTCAGCAAGCTTATAATTTTTCTAATCTAGTTAAAGTAGAGGAGTCTAATCAGTTTGAGGATTCTATTGAGTATATTGATGGAATGAAGTTAGATGTGTCATACTTTTCTAAACATTTCTCTAATACTAAGAAAGAGACTTGTGAATATCATAATCCTTATATATTATTAGTAGATGGTAAAATAGAAGATCTCATGCCTCTTAAAAACATCCTAACAGATATATCATCTACAGATAAGTCCATACTTATTATAGCAGAACATGTGTCTGAAAAGGAGATGAGAAAGCTAGAATCAAATGTTCTGTCCAGTAATATAAACTTATGTGTTATTAAAACGCCAGGATTTGGCCCTATAAGGAAAGATTTCCTCAGAGATATATCAGACTTCACTGGAGCAGAGATCGTGTCTATAATGCCAAATAAACAAGTTTCATGTAAAGCACTTGGACAACTAGAATCATGTACTATTACAAAGAATCACTCTTTACTTATTAAACATGAAGATATTGATGTAGAAGATATTGTATCTAGTCTCGCCACAATGAGAGATGAAACTCCTGATCTTACAGAACATGATAAAGATATTTTATCTAAACGTATTGAAAACTTAACTGGTAAAGCTGTCATTATTAGAGTAGGAGGTAAATCAGAGATTGAAATGAAAGAACGTAAAGACAGATATGAAGATGCTGTACTTGCAGTAGCATGTGCATTAGAAGAAGGTATTATAGAAGGTGGAGGAGTAGCTTTCGAAAGAATGAAAATAAAATTACATTTAGATTGGCCTACACCTGAAGATGAAACTGAATTTGTTATTCAGAATAGAATGATAGCATGTCTTAGCGCTCCATTGAATCAAATAAACATAAATGGTTGTAACGTAAATACATTAAGCGGAAGTATGTTTGATAAAAATATTATAGATCCACTTAAGGTTACTCGTTGCGCTTTAGAAAATGCAGTATCAGTCGCTAAGACGGTACTATCAACAGACTGTATAGTCTTAAATCCAAATCAATGGAATTAAACAAATACCAGACTCCTATAGATATAGAACTTCAAAACTCTGTACCTAAAGAAGTCTATGACAACTTATTGGAGTATATAGCTACAGTTAAGTTTATAAAGAATCTTATAGATCCTAATAGAGAGTATGTTAAAGATAGACCAGTAGATCCACTATATGAAGATGGACGTATCTTAGTAGATATAACTAATCCTCATATATTAGAGGATATGGATTACTTTAGAGAACGTTCACTATTCTTTGCTAAGAATGGTAAGTATACTAATATACCAGCTAACTCAAACCCTAAATCAGATTATGCAGAATTTTGGAAAGAAGAACTACGTCGTTGGAAGTATGGAATGGTACGACCTGATGGCGAATGGATTCCTGGAGAATTGTATTTCTATTGGAACTATTCTCCTATTTGGTTAGCTAAAACTATTGCTCAAGGTAAAAAAGAAGAACGTAGTCAAGGAGAACGTGTACGTAACTTTGCCAAGACATGGTTAGGTGACTATCTTTATTATCATTATGTAGCACGCGCTAAACGTATAGGTAAACATGGTAAGATACTTAAGACAAGGGGTATTGGATTCTCATTTAAGAATGCATCTGAGTCTCCACGTAATATGTATGTATTTCCAGGTTCAGGTAATCCTAACTTCCATTTAGCATCTGATAAAGGATTCTTGAGTGGAGATAAAGGTATATGGGGTAAAGTATTAGATACGCTTGACTGGATAGCTGAAACTACTCCATTACCTCGTTGGAGAACTGTAGATGCAACTAAAGAGATGAATGTACAGTTAGGATTCAAAGATGAATATGGTGTACGTAAAGGACTCCTATCGTCTGTCTTCTGTATATCTATGAAAGATAACCCTGATAAGGCAAGGGGTATTAGAGGACCTTTAATTCATTATGAAGAAGATGGTCTGTTCCCTAATCTTGAGAAAGCATGGAACGTTAATCTTAAAGCTGTACAGGATGGTAATGTATCCACTGGATTTATGTTAGCTGGTGGTACAGGTGGTGTTGAAGGAGCTTCATTTGCAGGATCTGAGAAGTTATTCTATAGACCTGCAGCTTTTAATATATATGGAATACCTAATGTATTTGATAAAGGAGCTCATGGAGAAACTGAATGTGGATTCTTTTGGGGAGCATATCTTAATCGTAACGGGTGTTATGATATTGAGACTGGAGAACCAGACGTTATTAAAGCTCTCGTAGAACTATTAGTTGAGCGTCATACGATTAAATATAATTCATCTGATGCAGGAGCTATTACTCAGCGTAAAGCAGAGGAGCCTATTACTCCACAGGAAGCTATCATGCGAACTGAGGGTACTGTATTCCCTGTAGCTGACATTAAAGATTATCTTGAGAGTATAGCGCCTAAAAAAGAATCATTCCTTGCAGAGCACTATATAGGAGAATTAGTATATGATCCTAAAGGAGAGATAGAATGGAGACCAACTGACAAGTATCCCTTGCGGGCATATGATAGTTCAGATACAGATAGAACAGGATGTTTAGAAATCTTTGAAATGCCTAAGAAAAATGGGGAAGGAAATATACCTCGTGGAAGATATATATTTGGGATTGACCCAATTGATGCAGATGCTGGGACATCTCTATTTAGTATTATTGGCTTTGATACTTTTACTGATCGCATTGTATGCGAGTATACTGGTAGACCACGTTTGGCGAACGACGCATACGAAATAGCATTACGTATGTTAAAGTTCTATAATGGTGAAGCTAATTATGAAAGCAATTTAAAAGGACTCTTTAGTTACTTTGATTCACGTAATTGTCTTCATTATTTAGCAGATGTGCCACAGATACTTAAAGATATGGATATGGTTAAAGCAACTAATCTATATGGTAATAAAGCTAAAGGTACACATGCTAATAAAGAAGTGAATAAGTGGGGACGTCTACTTCAAGCTCAGTTTATGCTAACTCAGTTTAATCCAGGTGATGAAGAAGATAATCGTCTTAATCTACATCTCATAAGAACTATACCTTATTTAGAAGAATGTATAGCCTGGAATGCGGATGGAAACTTTGATAGAGTATCAGCTGCAGGTATGTTATTTATATTACGTGAGGATAGAATTAAACGTACTAATTATGCTAGAGACAACCAATATAAGCAAATTAAGAAGGTATCAACGGATCCTTTCTTCGAACGTAATTACAAATAATAGCTATTACTTAATATAAGAAAATGAAAGATTTATTACAAAACATTTGGAATTAGTCTTAAAATAGCTTATATTAGTAGGTTAAAAACAATTAAATAAATTTATTGATATGCCAGTACCAATGATTAATAGTCTGATAATGCCACGGCAACGTCTTCCTTATAAAATGAAAACTAAGGAATGGCGTATTAGTTGCGTGGATTATTCAGATAGACATTCTTTTTATAATAACGAACGTGTTAGAAAAAGTTTACAAAATAAGATTATAAATTTAAATCTATATAATGGGATTGTCGACGTTAGAGATTTAACTAACGTTGTTAACCCTCATCATATAGATGCTAGTTTTGTACCAGACAATATACCTCATCACCCAATACTAGTTCCTAAGATTGATCTATTAGTTGGTGAAGAAGTGAAAAGAAGATTTGATTGGTCAGTTATAGTAACTAATCCAGATGCTATATCTAAAAAAGAAGAAGATAAAAAAGCTTTTCTTCAGCAAAAGATAGTTGACTTTCTTCAAGCTAATTATACAGATGAAGAATTAAAAGTTAAAATGGATGAGCTTGGTAAACATATGAAGTATACTTGG